GCAGATGGTTTTGTTTTAACTGATTGCACTACGGTACCAGAAACTTTTTTCTAATAGCTGCGCCTCCGCCCTCAGAGGCGAGGATCCCTGTTAAATATCAAAAGATCCTCAATCAAAGTTTTAAACCTACAGTGAGGGCACAACAAGTAGTAGATAGTAATCCGAATTTACAATTGTGTGGTAGATTACCTAGGTATGTTCGTTATAGGAAGGAGTTATACTGCGACCCAGTTTTGAAAGAACTTTTGTTGTCACGTGGTATAAATGTGGATTCATATCGTTATGTTTTGGGAAATATAGAAACGAGTTTTAAGTCTGTGTCTAAGTATAGACCAGCTAAAGAATATGATTCTCAGATATTGCAAAAGGCCACGGCGATGTTGCATGCCTCTTATTCAGCTGTTGAGCGTGGAAAATTGACGGAAGATTATTTTCATTCTTTTGATCAATCTTCGTCACCTGGATACCCTTATAACAAGTTTGGGAAGAAACGAGATCTTCTTCGAGATCAAAAATTAGTTGATAATATCCAGAAGAATGTCAAGGGCAATGTTATCCCTAATGATAATTACTGGAATTTGTTTGTTAAATCTGAACCTAAGAAAACGGAAAAAATAGAAAATCATGATGAGCGCACCGTTGTAGGAGCGTCATTAGATTTGTTAGCAGAATCTGTGTACCTTTTTGGTCACATGAACGCAAATATCTATCGGGCTGGTAAGCAGCATCGCATACCATCAACAGTGGGAGCCACGAAATTTTATCGTGGTCATCATAAGTTGTACCGTCGTCTTACTAGGGGCGGTCTTTTTACACTGGGTATGGATGCGGATTACACCGAATTTGATAAGCGCATGATAGTTATGGAATTTATGGTAATTGCAAATTTACGATTTTCCATGTTGGTACCAGAACTACAAACGGAAGAGATGTGGAAACGCATTTCACGTTATTATTGGCATGTCATTTATTCGAAGATTGTTATGGAGACAGGTGATGTGATTATGAAATCTTGTGGTAATCCGTCAGGCCAATTTAATACCATTACTGATAATAGTATGGTTAATGAACTCCGATGGTACTACCTTTGGTGTACCATTACTCCTGAAACTTTTCATAGTTTGGAGATTTTTAGACGTCATATTGAGTTGATTGTTTGTGGTGATGACTCCGCTTTTGGTGCTTCACCGGTAGGGGTTCATATATTTCCTACTAAGAAGATTTTGGAAGTAGGTAATGCGATGGGCTGGGGTTTTAAGTTTATTTCTGAGAATTATAAACCTATTCATGAACTTGTTTATTGTTCAACTCGTTTTATGTGGTTTCAAGGCCATGTTGTTCCAGTTCCAGATAATCCGATAAAAATTTTGGTTTCTTTGTTGTATGGTTCAAAAAATAAAGAGGATTGTATACGTGAGCAGTTAACAAGGGCTCTTAATATTCGTCAAGATACTTTCTTCTTACCCAAATTGCGTTCAGTATTGGAACAGTATTCGTATAAAATCTTTTCTAAGTATTATTTGCATTTGAGAAAGAATCCACCAGAGGATATGTGTTCGTATGATGAATTACTTTTGTTAAATCGTGATTTCAATTCGATGTTGTCATTGTACATCGAGGAAAATGAGGACACTTTTCATTGTGGTACAGTATTGCCTTTCGGTAATGAACATATAGTTGATTTGTAAAGCAGTTTTCTTTATGCTTTTTACTGCTTTTGCGTTGTACGTAACGATATACGCTTTTAATAATGTCAGTTAGTGAAAAATTGAAATTTAAATTTCATGGTAACTATGGAGGTCCTGGTTACACTGCTGGTAAGTTTTATGATTCTGGAAGCAGAATTGATTGGAATGTTAAGCCTGTGGATGAACTCGATGAGTTGTTCCGTAAACATGATTATGATTATGATCGTATCGATCATGTTGCTGCTGACCAATTGTTTTTGCAGCGGCTTGATGCTTTATCATCAAAGAACTCATCGATTAAATCAAAGTTGGCAGGATGGGGATTTACCTTAAAAAGTGGAAGAGGTGAGTTGACTTCTGATAATCCCGATTATGAATATCCTTGGGAGTCAAGTTGGGAGCCACATCACTCGGTGGCGAGTGAATTTTACTCTCCTAGGTTGCCACAGAGTAAAATAAAATCTAAGTTACTCAAGTTACAAGAAATGAGTAAACAATTAGGTAGAAGAAAACCTAATAAAGCAAAAAAAGAAATGAAAGAAATAAAGAAAGCCGTTAAGCAGGTGGCGCGTCGGCAACAGATGCGACCACAGCGAGGCCCTAGGCCTCGCACTTGGTATAATAAAGCAGCGGCAAAGAGATTTCTCTTGGCTCCCGGTAAAGAGAAAAGATTTAAGGCTCCTGTGGCTTATGGGTTTGTACGTAATATGTCTAATCAGTATACCTTTTTTAAAGGTAGGAGACCTGGTTGTTTAGGCATCCATGGGAAGATTTATGTTGGCAGTTTATATGCCTTTCAAGATGCTGGTAGTAATGTGTGGGGTGTTTTGAGGCAAAGGGAATCAACTTCGACAGCCTCTAATTTTGCTATTACGCAATGGATGGTGATGCCACAAAATAGTTTTTATGTCACAGGTCCCCTGCAAATAATGTCACAGATGTTTGAACGTTATGAAATTAAAACTAAGTTGACCTTTAAAACTAATTCAACAACAACTCAACCTGGAGCATTAAGGTTTTGTTATTATGATGACCCAGTGGCATTTTATGCCCAGACTGGTAAAACAGGTTCAGGAACATCAGGGGCACCTAACTATTACCCCACTTTTGCCAATGCTCCAACCACTTTGGACATAGCTAATAGTTGCTCCATAAAAGAAGGTGTCATTTGGAAGGACTTTTCCACAGGTTGGTCTCATACAGCACCTAAGGAGGATATGAAATATATTGGTGCTAATGTTTATTCATCTTATATGGATCCCTCTTTTCAAGAAGCCATAGAAATGAGACAACCTATCCAAGGCACATGGGTGATATCCTCAACAGGTTTAACAGGTGGTGGAGCTAATACTTATATAAAATTAGGAGAAGTTTGGTGCACTTTTAGTTTGGAATTGTGTGACATGATGAGTGCAGCCTTGACGACTAATTTAACTTTTAGAACACCTATGAAGCACTCTTCCGTTACTAATAAAATGCAAGGATATATGGATGAACATGAAGATTTGCTTAAACGTTTGAGTGTAGTTGAGGGTAAATATAAGGATCCGTTGGTTGAACAAGCGCCAACGGTGGATGAATTTCAGGAAAAGGAGCAAAAAGAGCTACAATCTTGGATTGATCGGGATGAGTGGAGAGAGTATGCTAGGGCTCGTAAGTTGGAGCCAAAGGTAGAACCAGTGAGGGTGCAAACACCTGAATTGGACAAACCCAAAATGAAATCTACCAGTTTGAAGTAGCTAGGTGTTGTGGTACCGAAAATAGTTACTTTTTGAATGTAAGTCTACGTAAACGATAAAAATAAGTATGGTTTCACGGTTAATGGGAAAACTAAGCCGAGGAACTGTTAGGACCCAGGTACAGGGAGTTCTTAGGTGAGGTGTGAAAGGTGAAGAGGATGGTAGGTATTGAATGACCTATTGAAAAATCAATTCCTCAGTTGGGAAGCAGTCAGTTCAATTGCGACAATTCTGATTCCCATAATTCACTGGAAACGTTTCATTAACAGTGTTTTCCGCTAAATAAGATTCTTTTAGCTTAAATTTAGAATAAAAAAAAAAAAAAAAAAAAAA